TTTAGGATTATCGAGTCATTTTTATGAGTTTAAAGGTTGGACAGATGTAGATTATATATCTGCATGGGAAGAATCTAGATCAGATTCATCGACTCCTGATGAAGCACAAGCAAATCCAGAACCAGGTTCTGGTGAAGAGCAAACAACACCTGAGCCTGATGATTCTATAGCTGGTGAACCTGTTGTTGTAGATGATAGTGGTACTATTGAATCATATGAGGAAGAAATTCCAACGAGTTTAATAGTTAACACACAATTTTTATCTAAGTATAATCCTGGCAGCGCTATAACAGTATCTAAAAATATAGATTTATTTGCTGTATGGTATCCAAAAACATGTCGATATAGATTTTATAATTATAAAAATGAAGAAGTCGATTTTGGTTTATATCAATATACTTTTTGTATTCTTGAAGATCCAGAAACTAAAGAATCATATAGGAAAAAAACAAATCTTCCAAATGCAAGTTTAATTGAAAATAAGGGTGTCATACCAAATGGTTATGTATTCTGTGGGTGGCAATGTAGAACAGATGGACCTGGAAACTATAGAGATTATTTAGTAGATGAAAATGGTGATTCTTCTTGTTCTGAATGGTATAGTCGATATTCAGAAAAGCAAGAAGTTTGGTTCTATCCTATATTTAAACCAGCAAAGAATAAAGTTACATTCTTCTTGCCAAGTTCTTATGGGGAAGATGGTAGTTTAACTACAGATTATGAAACTGATAGTGTTTTTAATATGAGATGGCCATTAGTAAAGTTACAAAAGGATGAAATTTCATTTAATCCAGGATTCAAACTAGTTGGGTGGATGACTATGCCGCCTGATAATCCTTCGTCACCATTACCTAGAAAAGGGGCTGCTTTTCCTAATGAAGCATTTAATATTCAAGGACTATCAAAAACTCAGAGTCATAGGAATTATAGTTCTTCAACCTCAACTTCAACATGGTCAATCATAAATGGTCCTGGATATTATGTCGGTAATGGGTATAAAATTTATCCTACATCTGGTAATGTTATATTTGATTATTCAGATTTTAAGGATAAATTTAAAAAATTATTTACCTACGAAGGTGAAGAATATACAGGAACTAGTGAATTACAATTATACCCATATTATGAATACTACACAACAATTTATATATATGTTGACAATACATGGAAATTAGCAATGCCGTATATTTATTATAATGGTAAATGGAATATGGCTCTATCCTATGTATATACAAAAGATGGGTGGAAATTATAAGGTATGACAAATTTAGATAACCTTAAAGAATTAAATAGTTTAAGCAGAGAAGAAAAAGAAGAAGTTTTAAAGATAATAACACAATTATCTACTACTGGTCAATCGGAAGAATATAATAAGTTAATATTAGAAGATTATGAAGAAATACCAGTAGATATTGAAACTTTTTTAAAAGATAAGAAATATCTTGGAAATGGGTTAATAAACGATGAAGGAAAATTTACTGTATTTCCATTTTGGGTAAATACGTTAAAACAAATTTTTCCAGATCCTTTAAAACCAGCTAGTTATAATACTCTTGCTTTAACTGGTTCTATTGGTATTGGTAAATCTTTTATGGCAGTATTATGTATGTTATATGAACTATACAGAATGTTATGCTTAAAAGATCCGTATGTATATTATGGATTACAGCCAATAGATAAAATAACTTTTGCAGTAATGAATATTACATTAGATGCAAGTAAAGGTGTAGCTTGGGATAAACTTCAACAACTATTACAATCCTCTGATTGGTTTTTATCAAAAGGTACTGTTAGAGGAGATATTAATGTTGAATGGAGTCCTAGTAAAAATATAGAGTTAATAGCTGGTTCATTAAGTAGACATATAATTGGTCGTGCTGTATTTAGTGCATTCTTCGATGAAATTTCATTTCAACCAAATCAAGATGTAGAAAAGCAGAAAGAAAAAGCGAAAGCTTTAGTAAATACTGCTTCTGCTCGTATGCAGTCCAGATTTATGAAGGGTGATAAAAATCCTACATTATTAATATTAGCTTCATCTAAAAGAACAGAACAATCTTATATGGAGACTTTCATTGAAAGTAAGAAACAGAATGAAAGTAAAACTACATTAGTAATAGATGAACCACAATGGGTAATTAGAGAGGATAAAAACAGCAGTTCCAAATTTAAAGTTGCTATAGGGAATAAATTTTTATCTTCAGAGGTTATACCATTAACTGCTACTGAAAATGATGTACAAATATATCGTGATAGAGGATTTAAAGTTATTGATGTACCAATGGGATATTATGAAAACTTTATTGATGATATAGATATTGCATTAACTGATATAGCTGGAATATCTACTACTAGTAGCAGTAGATACTTATCTGGACCAAGAATAGCAGCAATAAAACACAAAGAATTTAAAAATCCATTTTCTTCAGATATATTAGAAATAGGGAATAATCCAGAGGATAAAAATCAATATTATGATTTCTTTGATTTAGAAAGTATTGATAAAACATTACTTCAATATCCATTATATATACATTTAGATATGTCTATATCAGGGGACAAAACAGGATTAGCAGGTGTTTGGATAAGAGGTAAAAAACCTCCCGTAGAAGGTCAACCACCTTCAAAAGAATTATATTATAGAACGGCTTTTGTTGTATCTATAAAAGCACCTAAAGGCTATCAAATAAGTTTTGAAAAGAATAGACAGTTTATTTATTGGCTCAAAGAAAATGGATTTAATATAAAAGGCATATCATTTGATACATACCAAAGTGCAGATATGAAACAGCAATTAATTGGAAAAGGGTATGAAGCTGAAACAATATCTGTAGATAGGGTTAAAGATAATATATGCTTACCTTATCAATATTTAAAATCAACAATATATGAAGAACGATTAGAATTGTTTGAAAATACTTTATTAACAGAAGAGTTACTAGGGTTAGAAAGAAATAATTCTAATGGAAAAATAGATCATACTCCTTCTGGGATAAATTCAAAAGACTCAGCAGACGCATTATGTGGTGCTATATGGAATGCATCCCAACATGGAGAAGAGTTTAATTTTGAATTTGGTGAAACTATTGATACAATCATAAATGTATCTAGTTCATCAGAAATAGCAGATAATAAACAGCAAATAACAGTAGATTTTGAGGAAGAACTTAAACGAGTATCTAATGCATTTGGACAAAGTTTAAATAAAGATACTATGTATACTGATTTTGGTTTAGGGGCTTCTACTACTGATTATGCTTTGTTTGGTGATTGTTTAGTAATTTAAGAGGTAATTAAATGCCAGATAATGATACTATCTTTAATAAAGATAATACTAAAATAGGTAACAAAATAAACGCACAACCCGTTCCAGAAACACCGACAGGGTTAGATACTAATAATCAATTTTTTAATGATATTATAGAAGCGGCAACTTCTACAAGTGTAGATATAACAGCTATAAATAGTTTTTCTCAATTATCACATAGTAGAGAGTCTTTGTATCAAGTACTTGATACAATGGCACAAGATTCTACAGTTGCTGCCATATTAGAAATATATGCAGAAGATTCTACAGAAACAAATGAACAAGGGCAAACAGTTTGGGTAGAATCAAGTGATGCTAATGTTTCTAGTTATATAACTTTTTTATTAAAAAGTTTAAATGTAGAAAAGAATATTTATAGATGGGTATATTCTTTATGTAAATATGGAGATTTATATTTAAAGCTCTTCAGACAATCAGATTTTGAAGATAGTCTTTTAGAAAAAGATCAGAAGAGTAAATTAAATGAAGCATTTACAAAGTTGGGGGATCAACCAGAACCAGAACAACTGAAGGAAAATGTTGTATTAAAGGGATATTCTTCAGATGATAGACTAGTCAATTTTGTTGAAATGGTGCCAAATCCTGGAGAGATGTTTGAGTTAACTAAGTTTGGAAAAAGTTATGCCTATATAAAAACAAATGAACTTCCTACAATGATGCAGCAGGATAATCCATTAATATCTTCTTATTATCTATATAAATTAAGAAAGAAAGATATAGAAATTTATAATGCTGTAAGTTATGTACATGCTGCGTTGTTAGATGATACTCCTAGAATACCAGAACAAGTACAAATATTTAATGATGGTGATTTAGAAACAGATGATGTTAATATATTTTCTGTAAATAGAGGTCAATCATTACTATATAGTTCCTATAAAATATGGCGACAGATGATGCTTTTAGAAAACGCATTACTTTTAAATAGATTAACTAAGTCATCTATTTTAAGAGTGATAGAAGTTGAAGTAGCGGACATGCCAAAAGAAAGAGTTCAGCCGTATTTACAAAGAATTAAATCATTAGTAGAACAGAAAACTTCTATTAGTGACAACGATAAGATGTCTGAATACACTAATCCAGGTGCTATGGAAAATAATATTTATGTTCCTACTAGAAATGGTATTGGTGCTATTAATACACAGCAAATTGGTGGTGATGTTAATGTAAGAGATATTGCAGATATTGATTACTTTAAGAATAAATTTTATGGTAGTTTAAAAATTCCTAAACAATATTTAGGCGATACAGATGATGCAACTGGATTTAATGGTGGTACTTCATTATCAATAGTATCATCTAGATATGCAAAAACTGTAAAAAGAATACAATCTACTATAAAACAAATGTTAACAGACTGCATTAATATTTTATTAATAGATAGAGGACTTGATTCTTATGTAAATAAGTTTACTTTACAGATGCAAGAACCAGTTACTCAAGAAGAATTAGATAAGAGAGATAGTTTATCAGCTGAAATACAAATAACTGATGATATTATGAGAATGGTTGGAGATATAGAGGATCCAATTATTAAGCTTAAAATGTTAAAATCATTACTATCAAAAGTAATATCTAATCAAGAAGTTATACAGCTCATTCAAGATACTATTGACGGGTTAGAATCAGATGCGGAAGAACAAGACACAGGCGGTGATGATTCTTTCGATGATGATATGTTCGGTGATGATCTTGGTGGAGATTTTGGTGGATCAGATCTTGATGGAGATTTTGATTTTGATGACGGTGGTGATGATTTTGGAGATCTAGGAGATGATTTTGGTTCAGAAGAATCTGGTGGAGATGAACTTCCAACCCCATCTGATTTAGGTGCAGGAGATTTTACTGAAATGTAGTTTAATTCATTTGGTTATACCAAGGAGAAATAATTAATGATAACTAAAAATGATTGTTTATTATTATTGATAGACTTAAAAGAATTATATCCAGATAAAAGAGAAGAAATAGAAGGTCACATAAAGAGATTAATAATTTCTTCAGAACCTACAATAGAAATTATTAAGTTTATAAATGATAACAAAGAATTAAATCTTAGAAGCTTTTATGAAAAACTAAGAAAGAGTTATAACTCAGGTCATTCTAAATTATATAAAAATATAGTTAACGAAACAGAGTTAGAGCCAAAAGAACTCATTTGTTGTTTAGGAGCATTACAGCAACAAATATTATTATATTATAAAATGTTAGATGATATTTCATTTTTAAAACAAGCAAGATTTGATTCTATATCTAGATGTTTATTAAATTATTATAAGACAGGGGATATAATTCCTTGTCAAAAACTTCTTAATATATTTAAGATAGATCTAAAACTATTAGAGGAAATAAGTAAATAATTAATAATAAAATAATTATAATAAAATAGTTAAATTTATTGCTAAATTAATATATAAATATTAAAAATAACAACTAAGAGAGGATGTGATTAAACTTGGCACAAGTTTATGTAAAGAAAATTAATAAGAATGATTATAAATCATATGCAGAATATAAAGATGCATGTGCAGATAATGTCGAGGCTGCTATAAAATTATTCAGAAAAAAAGTTATAAATGAAGGTATTTTAAAAGAATGTCAAGATAGAATGTATTACGTAAGTAAAGGTGATAAAAGAAGAAAAGCAGCTAAAGTTGCAAGAAGAAAGCAACTGAAAAAGATGTATAAAGAAAGAAGATATTATCACGATTAAGGATAAAGAGTGAGTAGAATAGAAGAAAGTTTATATAGAGTTACTGAAGTTGATTATAGAATAATAAATGAAGAATATGATATTCATCAATTAAAAGATACTGTTTTTAATGAATTCGTAAATAAGGTAAAGTCAGGTCTTGCCAATGATACTATAACTCAATTTCAATTAGAAGTTCCAAGGCCTGTTGATTTCGACGGGTGGACTTATTGGAAATTTAGAGAATATGCTGATTCTAATGATTTCGATTATCATTTCACTAGACTTTCAAATTATGACTCTGAAGATTATTTAATATATATACTGGACGTTGTTGCATGGGATTCTTCAAAATATAATTGGGACCAAGTAAGAGAATTAATATACAGGTAATATATAAATGTTAGAATCATTAAAACACGAAGATTTACAATTTCAAGAATTGAGCCCAGAAGAAAAAGAAGCTAGAGGTATACTAGCCAGATTGACTGGTCCTATTGCTAGTTTTACTAAAGGAACTAGAAATGGTAGGAAATATTCAGATAAATTATGGGAAAAAGCATTTGACTCTCCTTTAGTTAAGGAAATGTTTAAAAATGGTGGACTTCCTGGGGAGTTGCAGCATCCAGAGAATAGATCAGAAACTGATCCTACTAAGATTGCTATTATGATGCCAGAACCTCCTAAAAAGGATTCAAATGGACATTTAGTAGCATCAGTAGATATATTAGATACTCCATGTGGTCAAATAGCCTATCAGCTTGGTAAATATGGATTTAAATTTGGTATTTCTTCAAGGGGTGAGGGTGATTTAATTCAAGATTTTTCTGGTGAGGAATCAGTAGACCCTGATACTTATACATTAAATGCATTTGATTTAGTATTAATTCCAGCTTGTGAAGATGCTAGATTACAGTTTAATGAAAGTTTAAACACTAAATCGAATAATAAGTTAAAAACTATATTAAGTGAAGCTCTTGAAAATGCTACAGATACAGATAGAAAAATTATGGAAGAAGCATTAGATGAACTTAATATAGATGACAACTGGAGATTTATAGAGACATATCATGATGAAGATATATATTATGATCCAGATACTAAAAAATATATAGTTGGTGATTTAGATTCTCAAACAGTTCTTAATTCTGTAAAAAATGCAAAGCAATATATAGATAGATATTTAGTAGAAGACTCTAATGAACCTGAGGTATTTGTAGTAGAATTTGTATATGATACATATAATGAGATGACAGATACTTCAGATAATAATTTAGTAGGTCATGTTAAAGTACATGCTTCTTCTGAATCTGAAGCTTTACAGAAAGCTGAAAAATATTTATCTTCTCGTGGTTATTATAACGCTGAGAATATAAGACATCTTAAAATAAGTAATGATAATTACTCAAATATCCCTTTAGTAGAAGAACAAGTTGGTAGAGAAGAAACTAAACCAACGGAGAAACCTAGTGAAATTTTAAAGAATAAAGAAGATATTAAAGATGAAGAAGATATAGCTACTACTGAAACTCAATCTAATCAACAAAATAATGATACTATTCAAAGTAATGAAGAAGATGAGGAAACAGTAGAAGAAGCATTAGAAGATGAAGATCCAGAAAGAGAATCTTGGGACACAGATTTCCATAGATTAGACGTAGCATATAATCATAATTTTAAGCAGTTTGAGGATAGAGAAAAACAAAGTGGAATGATAAGAGATTTCACAGATGATTTAGAAGCCCAAGGTAAGAAATATGATATTTATGATCATACATCTGATCCTGGTTGTACCATTTTCTTCCAAGAATCTTTAAATGAATCTTGTGATGGTTGGATTGCATTTTATAATGGTAAAAAGATTGAGATTAAAAAAGGTGAAGCGGATAATTTATATGATGCTAAGTTAAAGGCTATAAACGAATTAAAAGTACCTAAATCAAAGCTGGGGTTATTATCTATAAAGCCTGCTTATAATGAATCTTTAACCGAGGATGAAGATATGGATTTCTTTGCCCCATATTGGGAAGATTTAAATAGTACAGAACAAGCTGCTGTTGAAACAGCATTAGTAGAAATTAAAAATGGGTCTACTGCAGAAGATGCAGTACGTGGTGCTGTAAATATGTATAATGAAGAAAATGCTAATCCTGATTATGAAGATGAAGATTTTTATATGGAGGAAGCTAATCTTCAAAGAGTTATGGATTATGTAAAATCTCATAGTAAAGATATTCCTTGGGATGAACCATCAGATGAACAAATAGATTTTGATAATGATAACTATGAGAAAAAATATGGTGAACCATTAACAGAAGAAAAATATACTCATGATGAGTTATTTGATAAATTCGGTACTGATAATTTAGATATTATCAACGCCGGTAATGAAGAAAAAGTTGAATTAGCAGATGACAATGACATGGCTATGGTAGAACAACTTCAAAATATATTAAAACTTAATAAAACTTTAGAGGAAAAAGTAAAGAATCTTCAAGAAAAACTTTCAGTTAGCTATGCAAAAGAAATGGAATTAAAAGAAGATTTAGATACTTACAAACAAAAGATAACTAAGTTATCTAAGAAAACTAAAGAAGTAAAAGTTTTAACTGAAAAATTATCTAAAGCTGAACAATTATTAAAAGATAATAAAGCACAAGCCGAAGGTAAGATTTCAACTTTGAATGAATCCATACAGTCTAAGAGTTCAGAAAATAAAGATCTACACAAAGATATTTCTATATTAAATGAATCAGTAGACAGGAAAAATTCAAAGATACGATCTTTAAATGAACAAATAAGTGAATATAAAGATCAATTAAGTTCTAAAGAAAATGACATAAAACAATTAGAAGAAAAATATGAAAACGGTCAAAAAGATTTAGAACAAGTAAGAGAAAACTACTCTAAAAAATTAGAACAGCAGAATCAGATCATAGAAAAATATCGCAGAGTAGCTAAAAACTCTGTAAAGAGATATGTAGAGTCACAGGCAGTTAGACTTGGTGTAAAACCAGATGAAATTGTTAATAGACTTCCTAAATCCTACTCATTTAACGATATAGATAAAATATGTGAAGATTTACAAGAATATAAGTTCAATATGAGTAATTTGCCTTTTAGTTCTCAAGTATTAAATGAGAATATAAAAATTAACGCTAAAAATATTAATAACGGATTAGTAGGAGCTAATCCAGAAGATGAAATAACGGATTATGATTTAAAAGTTGCGGAGGCGTTTATAAGATAAAATTACAATAATATTGACAATTAAATAAAGGAAATATATATTATGGCAAATAAATTACTAGAAAAATATTCAAAGAAATTACAGTTAGCAGAGGCTGTATATCAAAATAGACACAACGGTGAATCCATGGATAACATGAGAAAAATCACTGTTGCAAAATGTTTAGACAATGTTAATAAGTTCCTCAATGAGGCTTTTGATTCTTCAATGGGAACTCAAAGATCAGCAATGGGCGATTACAAGAGATTTTGTATTGCTTTAACTAATGTTGGTCTTCCTAACTTAATTGCTTTTGATTTAGTACATGTAAGTCCTATGAGCTCAATGTATGGTAATGTAGCATACATTGAGTATGTAAAAGGAACTACTAAGGGTGAATCAAGTGAAGGCGATTTAACAAATAATATTTGGGCTCTTGGTGATGTAGATGTTAACTACACTGGTCAAGCAGTTGTAGAGCCAGTTGATACTTTTACTTCTGGAACAACTAAAGTTGCATTTACGCCAGTAGTTGAAGATAGTGTTAAGTTACTTGATGCTGACGGTGTTGACCTTGAAGCTACTGCCGTTTCAGTAGCTGAAGATGGTACTGTAACTGCTACAGTTTCAGGTACTGTTAAGAAGATTGCTTATAAGTATGACAACGTAATTATTCCTCAAGAAACTCTTCCTACTTTAAAGGCAGAATTAAAGAATATCGGTCTTGAAGCTAGAGCTAGAAGAATTGCTGTATTCTACAGTCAGATGGCAGCTTTCCAAGCTAAAACAGATTACGGTTTCGATTTAGCCGACGGTCTTGCTGAACAGGCAGTTGGTCAGTTATCATATGAAATTGATACTGAAATTTGTAATATGTTAATCGATGCCGCACAACCAGTAGCTGCAGTAGCTAACTTTAGTAAAACTCTTCCTGTAGGCGTTAACTTAGCTGATCACTATGCTGCATTTGCTGCTAAGTTAGAAGAGTACAAGATGGCACTTTATGACAGAACTAAGAAGTTTACTCCTAACTTCATGTTAGTTGCTTCAAATGTAATGCCAGTTCTTCAGTTCGTTCCTGGATTCCAAGCTGCTTCAGTATCAGACATTAATGGTCCTTACTTTGCAGGAACTATAGCTGGTATGAAAGTATTCGTAACTCCTAATATCGAAGCTGGAACTTTCATTCTTGGCGTTAACCAAGGTGCTATGCAGGCTGCAGCTGGTATCTATGCTCCATATATGCCAGTAGTTCCAACTCAGTTACTTGGATTTGCTGATGGCGGAATGAGTCAAGGTTGGTCAACTATGTATGACTGCAAGATCTTAAATAAAGATCTGTTAATCAAAGGTGCTATAGTAGCATAAAAGAGTTAGTTAATTAAACTAAATATATTAAAAAAGAGTGGAGAAATCCACTCTTTTTTATTTACAATATTGTAATAATAGTATATAATAATTTAAAATGATATGCTAAATTATTATATTGTTCAATTACAACGTAAGGTTATGGCTGTTAGATACAACACTTAATTAATATGGTAATAAATGAATACAAATAGGATTTTTAATATAATTGTAGGGCAGTTATTTTCCAAACGTGTAAAAATACTGAAAAGATTAATATAAGTAGAGGAAAAATAAAATGAGAATAAAAATACTAGGTATTTGTCTTGCAATTATCTTTATTTTTTCAGTTCCTTTTTACAGTTTTGCTGACGCAGATTTGGATAATCCTCCTACAGAGCCAACAAAACCAAAAGTTGAAAATTATAAAGATAATAACAAGATAAAAGAATACAACGAAGAAGTAAAAGATTATAACGAGCAAGCAAAGGAATACAATCAAGCAGTAGATGAAGAATATAATACTGCTGTAAAAGACATCGACGAGCAAAACAAATTAGAA